TAGATCTCCAAATCTTTCTCATCTCCTGATATTTAGGATCGTATGCTGCTTTATCACGGACTTCCTTGAAGACTGCTGCTGCCTTTGCTTTTTCGTTTGTCTTCCAGTCTACTTCTTGCGGTCTAACTTTACCACCTTTAGTGTACTTGCGTCCGCTTGAATGATTAGCGTACCTTCTTGCTCGTGTAAAACCCATCTCCAAGAATTTTCTCGCCATGTCCATTCCAATAAAATCTTTCCTCCGTCGAAATTCAACGAACATCTCGTATATTTTAGCAGCAGATTGGCGAGCAGTATCTTCATTTACAAATCTCCAATGAGAGCATATATCGTTAGTGTAAGGGCGTACCAGTAGCACTCCTTGCTCTCCCCTTCCAATACGATAAAGTTTGCGATTTTCTTCAACTGTAAAATCAAGGGTCTTGTAATCGAGGTCATAATCAAATTCTTTCATGATGTGAGTATGTCAGGTCTTTAGATTGAAATTTTTCACATAGGTATTTTACTGCCTCCATAGGGGTAGAGTCAACACCACAGGTAAAAATATCACACATTGCAAGATTTTTCTCAGGCCATGTGTGTATGCTGATATGACTATCAGCGAGCATCGCTAAACCTGTCACTCCTTGCGGTTCAAATTTATGTGTGTTTATATTGAGTAGTTCAGAGTTTGCTTTCTTAGCAGCAGTATATAAAAATAACCTAACAAATTCCTCACTATCGAGTAAGTACTCAGGACATCCTCGTAATTCAAATAGTATGTGTTTCACGGTAAAAATTCTTCCCTGATTTTTTGCTTTACCCATGCAGATCTTGTCATGAATAATTCAGTCTTCAATTTGTGGTCTAAAATTTCGAGAAGTTTTTCTTCCTCTTTACCAAATGTAAGAGGCACTTGTTTGGGTCGTTTCATGATGTAAGGTAATTCATCCAAATAGGTTTACGAGATGGGTCACGCAAATAGTTGTTGGGTGCCCATGGTTTACTGGAAACATACAGTCTGTATGCAGTAATAGTATCTATCTTATCATTATACTTCCATTGCTCTGGCATTGCACGAGTAAAGTTCTCTACTTGTTTCCAGATGACAATCGCATTTTCACTGAACCTGTGAAATGTTTTCTTCGCTTCCCATAATGTCTCAGCACAACCATGCTGTTTACCATAGCGATGAGTGTATTCTCTAGACAATGCACAACCATGTTGAATCAACCATGCACAGTTTGCAAAGGATTCTCCTGCCCACTGTGTACATGGATGATTACGGAATGCACCATGTTGTGTCTTGTATGGTGTGCCATCAATCTTCTTTACTAGATCATCACCCCAGTCAAAGTACCAGTGTGAAAAAACAATAGAAAGCATTTGACAAGTTTCGAGTGGCATCTTGACCACATGCTTGTCGGGTAAGGATTGTGCCGAAACGATAGGGTCTCGGTCAGTCACGAATATGTTCATAATGAGGTCGTGTGTAATGATCGTTCCAGTGTCTGATGTTACCTGCAACGATGAAACAGTTGGTGACTATGAGTTGAATGAAAATGAATGTACGAATTATAGCAACATAATCTGCTTCTTTGTCAGATTTACCAGATTTGTCGCCAAGTGCTTTTGCCCATATTCGCCATACTTTTTTCAACGTTTAGTCTCCTCCACATTGTATTCTATCTGAATGACCTTACTTTGTCTACCCATGCTGTTACACCTTTGTAACTGGCACATAGTACCACCAAGTGCTTTGGTGATATCTTTAAGTTCGTTGATGAGTTCGTTCTCAAGATCCTCTACTGGATCCCAGTGTCTATCCCCTCTCATCTTCTACAATCTTAACTTTGTATACAATCTTAGATCCTTTCTTTGCGAACCTAAGATCAATCCATTTTTTAGTCCAGTACAACGCAAAAAGACAGATGCAAAATGGAACTGCATCTGCCCATGAAATATTGTTCCATGCGTCTACTGGGTTGATTGCGAATAAAATCATGCGTTGTCTCCAGTTAAATTTTTAAATTCACCTTTTTCATAATCAAAATTAGGGTGAGGGGCAGCAGATACTACTGGATTCTTTGTCTTGTTTTTAATAACAATGAACCTATCGGCAGCAAACGTACCTCCGATTTGAACCTCATACTCATCAGTAGGTAACCAGTTATAGGAACCATCTTTCTTAGTATGTGCCATGTATTTGTTGATCTCAGTAATCAACTCTGGTGTAAGTTGCATGGGTTGTGCTTCAGCAAGAACCCTTTCATCTGGGTCTAGTTTACCAATCATACGTCACCTTGTTTACGGTTTTCAGAGAAGTGAACATCAAACTCGCCACCTGGGTAACGTGCTTTTAGTTTGTCCACATTCATTTCAATGATCTCCTCAGGAGATACATCTAGTGCCATACATGCTTGCATAAAATACCACATGATGTCACCGAGTTCACGCTTCAAATGAAACATGTTCTCTTCATTGACAGGTTTACCTTGGAACATAATCTTTTTGATTACTTCAGTAAACTCACCTGCCTCAGCAGATAGTCCTAGTGCAGCAGTCAGCATCCTTTCTGTAGGAAAGTCTTGATAGTGCAGGTCTGCAATTCGTTCTGTAAAAGCGTCTCCACTCTTACTTTCACTTGAAGTCACAGCATTGACGAACTGTGCGTATTTTAAAAAGTCAATCATAGGAGAGTGCATCGAAAGGTTTGTTGGAAGTGAAACGTTTGACTAGATTCTTTTCTAGATCTTCTTGACCAGAGTCAACGATATCAGTCTGAGCAGAATCTTCAACATCATAGAGTCGCATCTTCGCTCTGTCAATGCCGACACAGAATCGTTTGTTCATAGTCGGATCATTATATCTATTCTTCAACTGCTTAACCATAATTTGATTCATCCCCTCAAGTTCCTCAGTCGAGATAAGAGCAAACATGAGGTCAGCAGTAGCAGGGAGACCAAAGGATTCACTCGTATCAGTGAGATCAACATCAGAACTCCCAAAACCAGAGCGAGTCGTTTGTGTCGCGGTGACAATCGGGACGTTACTTTCGACAGCAAGTCCTCTGAGTTCTTCAGCAATCGCTTTAACATAAGTGTACGAGTTTACAATAGATCCTTTGTACCTCTGAGAGGCACAGATGTTGAGATAGTCTACAAATATAATATCAGGTTTAATGCTTCTCTTTAACGCAAGGTCAGCAATCAAAGACTTAAAGTGACCAACGTGTGCCGAAGCAGTTGGATACTCTTTGATGATTAACTTACCTTGAGTCTTCTTTCCTAGTTGAATAATCTTCTTTTCAAACATCATACGAGGCAACTCAGCGAGTTTCTGGATATTGATGTTGAGAAGATTGGCATCGATACGCTCTGCAATCTTTTCTTCTGCCATCTCACAAGTAATGTATAGAACATTCTTACCTTGGAGAAGTGCTGCAGCAGCAACGTGACACATAAACAAAGATTTACCAACACCTGTACCTGCGAGTGCAACGTTCAGTGTTTTGTTAGGTAAACCTCCTTTAGTGATCTTGTTAAAGAACTCCAAATCAAAAGGAATCTTATCCTCTTTGCGATGGTAGAACTCATATCGATCACCTGCATTGTCTAGGTAATCGTGACCAACATTCTGATCAAACGATACACCAAGTGCTTCAGATAGGATAGCGGGTATCGCACCCTTATCCTGCTTGGAATCTTGACCGTCAGCAATCTTGACACTCTCCATAAGAGATAGGTAGATCGCACGCTCTTGACACCACTTTTCCGTAGTATCAACGATCCAATCGTAGTCTGAGGGATCATCGGAAATGACATCTAAAGTTTCTATGATAGTTTTGAACTGCTCATCAGATAGATCATTCCTCTCTTGACACTCAATAGACAAAGCATTAAGTGAGGGCAGATTATCATACTGACTGATATACTCATGGATCTCTAGAAAGAGAATCTTATGAGGTTTCTCAGTAAAATAGTCTACCTTCAAGAAGGGTAATACCTTCCGAGCATACTTCTCATTATATACAAGATTCGATAGAATCGTGAGTTCAAGTGACATTACAAATAGTGCAAATAAGTGCCGACGATATACTTGTTGTTGGACTCAGGAGGTAGTCCTGCGTGTCTGTACTGCCAAGTAGGGGGGAACAATAATATTCTACCACATCTGGGTTCAACTGTACAGTCCAACTTTGGAAAATGGGTTTGTCCTCCCATTCCAACACTGTTTAGATACAAGAAACAAACAAGAAAGCGACGTGCACTATTGTAATCTTGTACATCAACATGATCTTTGAACTGATCATGTCCATTGTTTTGATAGTACTTTAGTCTTAGTTCTTCAAAACAATATTTTGCAGGAAAGTCTGGACCTAACTCCAGATCGTTCATATAAATCTGAACAGCATCAACGAATGCATCCTCTAGTTTGATATGGATATCACACCAAAGAGGATCTTTTGCTTTGAGTCTGTGTGTGAGATTTAGTTCCGTGAAGGAAGGTCGCTGCTCTCTATCAATATACTCGCTGTTGGATTTTCCAAACGCTTCAAGTATCCTCTGACAAAGATCAGCGTCAACCAAGTTATCATACGTTCTAACATAGTCTGTAAGTTTAGTTGCCATAGCGAAACTCTTTTGCTGCTGCTTCATCTAACTTCTGCATTACTTCTTCGGTGAAATACTTGTCAGGATTGGCAAGAATAGCAGAAGGATAAACGGAAGATTCCCCAACAACAACCCTATTGCCCCGACGCTCGAAGACTCCGTACTTCTCACCCAACTCCAGTAGTCCGTAATATCTGTCAAGTCCACGATCGTAGTAAAGACGTGTTTCAATTTCTGAGTTCTCCTTTGTTAAACGTGACTTTGCATTCTTACACTTAATGATATTACCGATTACTTCTTTACCATCCTTTTCTTTCTTCTTTGACAGATAGATGATACTCGATGCTGCATACTTGAGTCCACTACCACCACCCATTTCTTTTGTAGGAATGTAAGCACCTACCACATCATAGGTATGGTTGGTAACTAACATGGGAACATTTGCTTTACCCAACTTGAGAGTTAAAACTCGGAAGATAGACTTAACAACTTGTGCACGAGTCATGTCACGAGTCTCTTTACCTGCTTCAGAGTCTTCTACTTCTTTAGATGTTGATAACATACCAAGAGAATCAAGAACAAACATCATAGGTTTCTTCTCTTTGAGTCCTAGATACTTGTCAATGATCTTGATTGATTGATACCTAAACTCTTGTACTGTAGTTACAGGTACAATCATCATACGAGTAGAATCGATACCCCTGTCCTCAATCATCTGCTTAGAAATAGCAGACTCAGACTCAAAGTAGATCA